CCCTGGAGCTTGCCTATACCGAGAGGGTTTTAATCCCACTTCAAGCCGAATGGAAAAAACTTTCCCGGCAGGAGCGGAGGGAGTGGCTTTGGGTGGAAAGGATTATAAACTATTTTGGAGGAGGGAAAATTGAACTCAGAGACAAGGGAAAGTGCGGAAATTAAAGATTTTATCATCAAACGGACGATTGAACAGCTTTTGACAGCCTGTAGCAATGGCCCGGTTAAGCTTTCCATGCGTACCGTTTACGCCGACAAATATTTCGAGGTTGCGGTTGCAATGCTGGAAACGGGTAAATACGGGGTTAAAGTTTTCAAAAGGGGTGATGATGTAGTGGTGATTGAAAAAAGTTTTTAAAAAGGGCATTTAAACGCAAAAGAGGGGCATTGTGGTTGGCAAAGGCAAGTTAAACAAAAAAAAGATTGACATTTAACTGAAAGTATAGTAATAAATAAGCGTGAAAAATACTTCATGGGTTGAAAACATTGTCAACCGGGTATCTTCTCTATTTGATAAAAAATCAGATACTTTTAATAATATTTCTCTGTTAGAATCATATAACACCCAACCCTATGCAATCGAAAATGTTGAAAGTTTTTATAAATTAATAACCAAAATTTCCGCTATTCCAAAAAGTTTGAATGAAATTTCACAATTGATAATTTCGCAAAAATATATAATCAAAGATAATAAAAGTGAAAAAAAAATAAAAAATATTCCTGAACAACTTCAGGCATTGCTTAACCGGCCAAACGAGCAATACGATTTTTTGGAATTGATAATTTTATTAATCGAAGATTTATTGATTTCAGGAAATATTATGGGGTATTTGGTAACTGAAAATAAAAAACTTTCTATTCGCCGGATTGATCCGCAATATCTGCAATATTTCCGCGGGAATTGGTATGAAAACAATCCCTATGGCGGTTATATGTTGCTCGATCCTAAGTTTTTTATTCACGTTAAATACCAGCTAGACCCATATAATCCCCGATGGGGAAAGGGTATTATTGCAAATAATATTACTCTGTTTACTCGGATAATTCGGATGCTGGAATTTTCGGAAAACTTTTACGAAAATGGATGCCATCCCACGGGAATTATTTCTGTTGAGAATGGCGGCGCGATAGACCAGAAGCGCATTGAAAATATTTTGACTGATCGGCACAAGGGCAGCAAAAACGCTGGGAAGCCGATAATTTTAACCGGGAAAGTTACATATCAGCAATTACAACTTGATCCATCGGTAATGCGATTATCCGAGGAACTTACGATATTGTATAAAGAAGTCATGGCAGCATTTGGATTGCCAAAATTTTTAATGGAAATCGGGCTTAGGGATTCAGGGCAAAAATATAATAATCATTCTTTGCAAATGGAATATTTTTTAAAATCTACTATAATTCCAATAGCAAGAAGGCTTGAAACATTTTTTAATAATATCGTTCAAAGGTTTAATCCTTCATGGAGTTTTTATTTTGATATTAATTCCGAGGTATATGCACCTGAAGAACTGCAAGCATTGGTTGATAGTGGTGTTATTAGCCGGGCCGAGCATCGCAAATTAGCCAACCTGCCACAATCGGAAAATGAATATCTCAAAGAATATCTTGTGCCTTCTGGATTGCAGACGATTGAAAATGCAATCGAGGGAATTAGTGACAATAGTTTTATGCCAGATAATAATCCCGTTCAACCAGCAACAACTAATCCACCAGAACCGCCAAAAGAACCACCGAAGCCAGCCGAGCCGCCCGCTAAAAAGAAAATTGCTAATGGACAGGCTAGAGAGAAAAGCTGGCGGGATGAGCATTATTTATCTGAACCGGAATACGGAGTATGGACAGTTGAAGAACTAAAAAAAGATACTAATAAAAAGCGTATACAACAAGACTTTATTAATCTCAATGCAAAGACTAGAATTAAAAAAACAAAAGAAGCGTCCATAAAATTTAATTTGCACCTGATTGATATTTATGGAAACATTTTGTCTGAATTTTCCAAGCGCGCAAAAGAAATCGAAGCATTATCTAAGCCAGCAAAAGGAATGAAGGCCGATCCAATAAAACTCATTAATGAGATTTACGATGATAATAATGGATTGATTAAAATGGAAAAAATTTCTTTGCCTTTATATCACGGAGTGGGCGAAGCCACTTATTCCAATACTGCAAATGTATTGACTATGGCGATTGCTTTTAATATTGCTGATCCGGGTGTGGCTAAAAAGATTAATTTGCTACGTAAGGATGGCCCGCTAGTTTCTCAAACAACCAAAGGGAAATTGACTGAAACTATCACTGCTGGAATAGAAGCGGGAAAAACGCATAACGAAATTGCGAAAGATATTTGGCTGCGGTTTGTGGATGAAAATAACGACTTGGCAGACGAATTTGCCAAGATATACCGCGAGGGCGTTGCGCCTAAAGATTTTGACGCGGTTATGTCTCGCGGCGGTAAACTTCAAAGCCGGGCTTCGCTAATAGCGCGAACAGAGGTCGCCAAGGCCAATAGAATGTTTGCCGCCGAGAGCATGAGCAAAAGCGAAGTGGTGAAATCAGTTACGATTATAAATTGCGAGCCTGGATGTCCGATTTGTGCGCCGCATCAAAATGTTGAAGTTACGTTTGCGGAAATGGAATCAATAAGTAATTTGCATCCAGGATGCCAAGGAAGTATAGTTCCGGGAACTATTTCAGTTGATTGAGGTGAGTTATGGAAAATATAAACGATAAGAAATTTGACGGCATAAAGTCCGAAAAAATAGACGGTAAATTTTCCATTAAAGCCGAGCAACCAACATACAGAGAAATAAAGGATGCGGCAGGAAATATCACTGACTATCAGGACGTAAAGATTGAAGGATATGCCAATACGTTTGAACTAGATAGGGGAAATGAACAAGTCATCCCTGGCGCATTTGCGGAAAAGTTGGAGGAGTTTTTAGAAAATCCAGTATTGCAGATTAACCATGATAGAAACATTGAGAGTAATGCTGGCCGTGTAATGTCCGCTTACGAGGACGAGACTGGATTAAAGATAACCGCTGTAATAAGTAATTCACCAAGCGAGGCTATGAAGGATTTGCGTTTTAAAGTGGTCGAGGGTTCTTTGCGTACCCTCTCAATTGGCGGGATATTCCACGGCAAATCAATTGGTATAGGTGAAGAATCGAAAATTATTCTTTATAAAGTAGAGTTGAGAGAGATTTCAATCGTAACTGTTCCGATGAATAAAAAGAGTTTATTTGAGGTTAAGAAAGATAGCGGCAATCAAATTTTAAAATTTTCTGAGCCTGAAAATATGGCTAAGAATCTTTTGAACAATGACCGCGATTCTAGGAAAATAATAATTTTAAAAGAAAAAAAGGAGAAAATAATATGTCTATCGAAATGACTGTTGATGAATTGATGGCTGCTTTTGAAAAGCGGCAAGCAGAAAAAGCCGAAAAAGAATCAGAAAAGATTAAGGCTGAACAAAAACAGAAAGAAATAATTGAAAGTTTAAAAAAAGAAATTAAAGAAGAAGTAAAAACAGAATTAGCCACCATAGAAAAAATTGGTGGCGCAGACGACAAAAACAAGAATGTTGATCCGGGCAATATCGCATTTGGAACCGGTATCGCATTAGGCAAAACGAAATTGACCAAGGACGAGCAGATGATTATGGATGCTCTGAAAAGCAATCTGCCTGGTAATGGTTTGGAAATGAAATTTAAGCTTGATGTGCAGGAGGGCGAAGATCGTGTGCGTCACACTCTGCGGCAGCAAGCGCGGGAAGGTAAGAAGGTTGCTATTGACGGGAGTTCTTCTTACGGCGCGGACATTGTGCCGGAAGTTTACGGAACTGACTTGTATGTGCGGGCAACTGCAATGCATGGAGATCTAGCAAGAATTTTTCCAAAAGTCGGGATGACTTCGGACGTTGAGTATATCCCCGAACTGTTGGGCAAAATTACTGTATCGGCATACTCGAGCTATGCTAACCAAAATACGGCAATCGAAAATGTCGCTGCTACCAGCGAGACAACCGGCAGTGCAACTTTGACCGCTCGTACTTTTGTAGCCAAGGAAAATGTTTATGATCGGACTGCGGACGATGTTAAAGTTAACTTGATCCGCGCTCTGAAAAATAACATGGCTGCCGAGTTTGCAAGTGAGTTGTCGGCCGCGATACTAAATGGCGATACCACCACCACACACATGGACCAGGATCTGGAGGCAGAAGGCGCTAACATTCCTGAAGCTATGTGGAAGGGGTTACGTAAACTTACGATGGCTGGTTCGCTGGGTGTTGATGGCACGGACGCCGCTTACACAATCGCCAACTTAATCAGTACACGAGCGATGATGAAAAAGTATGCACTAGGGCCATACAAAAATATCTGCAAATGGATTTTTGGCGTAGAAAGTTACAACAAACTGGTTGGGCTGCTATTGGCTCAAACAGCCGCACCGCAGATGGCGAATTACACTTTATCCGGTGGTGATGTTGAGACTTTGCTAGGTCATGAAGTTTTGGTATCACAGCACCAACGCGAGGATTTGGAAATCGATGGTTACGCAGATTCAACTGGAGCAGATGGCAATCAAGGTTTTATTTCTCTCGTTAATCCCCAAGGTTTTGTATTGGGAGTTCGCGAAGAAATAGCGATCAGGATTGTACCTGATCCGTTGAACCGTCGGAACCAGATTCAGGGTACTTTGTTGATGGATTTCCAAGCACTCGAAGCACCTTCGACCACGATATCGGTTTGCGCTGGTTTGTATGGTTTTACCGTGTAATTGAGGTTTAAATTATATGAGGGTGGGGACGCTCACCCTCATATAAATAAAAAGCGAGGGAAAAATGTTACTTGTAAATGTGGGTACGCAAGGTTTTACAAAAATCAGGAACGGAGAAAAAGGAGCGGTATTAGAGACTAAACATTTTCCGCCCAATATCCCGGTAGAGTGTTCGGATGAGATGGGTAAGGATTTACTTAAAAAATATAACAACCCAACGATGCAAATTATTATGCGGAGCGCGGAAGGGTTTGCTCTTTCGGATAATGTGGTTGTACCAGTTGTAACCGAGCAGGATGGGCAAACTAGTTTCGAGATTGAGCAACCCGGAATTTTTCAAAAAAAGCGGGGGCGACCGCGTAAAAAATGACCACACTTTATTTGCCCTATGCAACCCTGGATGCGGTAAAAAATCACTGCGGGATTGCATTATCAAAAACTGATTATGATGATGAGATCAAGGATGCGATTAATATTGTTTCGCGGTTGATTGATTCATTCACGGGCAGAATTTATTATGAAAAAACTTATACTAATGAATATTTGAATGGCACTACTGATTATCAGGGCTGGCAGATTGTGGGAAATCTTTTATATACCCCGTATGCCGCGCCAATTATTAGCATATCCTCATTGGTTGAGGATAGCGCCAATCTTATCGAAAATACAGATTTTTATATTGATAAGGTGAGCGGAATAATTGAAAAAGAAGCGGGCAAATGGGATTTTGCCCCAAGAAAAATAAAGATTTCTTGCGTGATTGGGTATGATAGTGCTGACACGGCTACACCAAGCAGTGATATTCCGGGCGACATAAATTATTTTTGCATAGAGTTGGCGGCGCGCAAGAGTGGCCATTATAAAAAAATAATTAAAAATTATGTATCGGGTGCTGGCGAAATGACAGATTTATTCGGAGTACCAAGAGAAATTGAACGGGCATTGCGTGATCTACGGCCTGTTGCAATCTCATGAGCGACTTTGAATTTGAATTTGACCAAGCTAAATGGGATGAGTTTGTAAAGAAAATTGAAAAACATTTTAGTAAAGAAAAAATAGACAAAATTATTGAAGCCACGGCTTATAAAGGATTAAAAAAAATAGTTTCTATTATGCCAAAAAGAACAGGCGCACTTGGCAGAAGTTGGCATGTTAATAAAGCAAGTATTGGGGAATATCAAATTGTTAGTGCCAACAAAGTGGCTTTGTTTTTAGAAGAAGGTACAAGAGCGCATGGGCCAGTAACGGCAAAATTTTTGTATATCCCGCTTAGGCCAGGCGCGGCAACTTGGCGAAAAGGCTTTGTATTTGGCAAAGATTATGTGCTGGTGAAAAGAGTTAAGGGAATTAAGGCGCGCAAGTATTTAAAACCAGTTTCAGAAGATATTATGAAAATGATGGTTACTGATTTTACAACCCACTTAGAGGCCGCATAATGGCGCGAGAAATAAAAGCAGCATTTGAAGAAGTGGTTTCCCGATTAGAGGCGGCAAATAATGCGACTGGTACGGGGGATTATGGATTGTTGGAGGGAGTAACGCTTATCGAGGGGCCGACCGAGCAAACTTTCGAGGATGCCGATTTACCAATTGTTATTTATGAGATATTATCCGGCGGCGCGGCGGAAGATAGTCATTTTCCAGATCGAATGCGCGGTAAAATGACTATACTTTTAACAGTGATGACACATGTTGATAATGGATATTATAACGCTAATAAAACTGGCATAATTGATTTTTACGAAAAAATTATGACCGTGATTGATGGAGCATCTATCACTGATATTACGGGCAATGGGCATTGGGGGCCAATGCCACCGCAATATGAAATTGGAGGATTTGAGCGTGATGGGTTGCGGTATGTTTATTTAATAGAAGTGGAAATCCAAACGGCACGATATGGCAAAGGTGATTTGCAATGAAAATAAAATATTTAGGATTAGAACCTATTTCAAATAAATTCGGAGAATGGAAAACTGGC